CTTGGACGAGAAGGGACGCAGCGAGCAGCGGGCGGACCGATGGGCCATTGAGTGCCTGATCCCATTTTCGGCATTGGAGGCGGCCATCACCGGCGGCAGGACCCAACTCAGCGACCTGGCAGATTTTTTCGATTTGCCGCAGCCATTTCTAGAAAAGGCCATTGCCTATTATACAGGGCCGAAAGGACTGACGCTGCCCAGAGAGTAGGAAAGGCCCGCTGTCCTGCGGCACATCTTCCCCATGGGGAAGACTTTGACCCAGCACAATTTGTGGGCCGGACCCACAGGATCTCCACATGAAAAGACCTTCTCCCACTGGGAGAAGGTCTTTTGTATTTAGGATCGTTCCCACGGGCCGTAGGCCAGAATGCCGTTTTTCAAGGTCAAAATGTGGGTGCCTTGGTCTACCATACACTCCAGGTAGGGACGCAGGAAACGCTCAAAGGAGAGGGCTTTCATAACGGTGTCCACGGTGATACCCATTTCACGGCGGACAGTCACGGAAATCTCATCCATGGTCATGGGCCGGTCAATGAGGGTGCGAAGGGTTTCCAGACTGTCCAAGGGGGCCTTCAGGTTGTCGTCAATGAGCGAATCAAAGGGCGCATCCACCACGGCGCCATGGGCCACGATGAGTTTGTCACAGGGTAGGCTGCGGAGTTTTTCCACGCTGGCGAGATAGGACTTCATGTGGTAGGCGTAGGGCAGCTTGGAGGCTGCCAGGGTGCCGCCGGACATGATGGCGTCGCCCACATAACACACGTTGTCTGGGGTGATGACGCTGATATGGTCAATGGAGTGGCCCGGCGTGTGGACGATGGAGAACGTGGCACCACAGAAGCTCACGGTCTGGTCCTCCGGCCAGATGGTCTGGTCCGCCAGGCAAGCGATGGAGCGCATGGTCTGGTCCGAATGGACCTGCCCCGGGGTGAACACATAGAGGTAGCTTTTTACCGCAAACTCCGTGCGGCACTGCTCCGCCTCGCCCAAGGGCATGGCCACCGGGATATGGTATTTTTTCTGGAAGTAGGCGGCGTTGCCCGCATGGTCGTAGTGGCTGTGAGTGCAGAGAATGCCTGCTGGCACCAGGCTTGCGGCGGTGAGGGTGGCCTCGATTTTGTCCCGAATCTTGTCCAAGGCTGTGCCGGTATCCAGCAGAATACAGCGGCCCTGGCCCAGACGGTAGACCGGGATCAGCTGATGCCCCATCATGCACCAGGTGTTGCCGGAGATCTGTCTTAGTTCGTAGGTTTCCAGTAGTATCAGGTCCTTTCCAGGTGAATACCTCTATAAATTAGCACATTTTGGGACGGTTTTCAAGGTAACAGGGATATTTTTCGGAAGATCCTAAGACAAAACGGAGACAAGGACGGGATGAAATCCGCTTTGGGCCATGGTAAGATGGTATCGTCCAAAACAGGGACACAAGGTCATGGGGAGGACGGATCGCCACACCAGTGTGCGCACGGGTTCGCAATGACGATAGATACTCCCTGCGTTTGGAATCGGCGCATAACCCGCATCCGTCGCCTTCGGTGCGACCTTCCCCCCAGGGGAGGTCGCTTCCCAGTGGAATGAAGGAGCCTGGCGGAAACGAAATCAACATGACCTTGGGAGAAGCGGCGGCTGGGAGGCTGCTGCTTTTTTATATGGAAGGGAGGAAACAGGACGAAGGCACCAAATGGGAAAGGAGGAATCCACCATGAGTCAGCGAATCAAAAAAGCCTGCGATGACCAGGTGGAGCAGGCATTGCTCCAGAGAGCCTTGGGCGTGACGGTGCGAGAGACTCGTACTGAGGTCAGTGACAAGGGCGAAAAAACCGTCACCACCGAAAAACAGCTGCCGCCGGACATCAGCGCCATGGTGTTCTGGTTGAAAAACCGCAGGCCGGACCAGTGGCGGGAAAAACCGCCGGAGCCTGCCGGAGCCGCACCGGAAAATAATCTGCTGGAGGTGCTGCGGCAGGCGGCGGAGACACCCTGAAGGGAGGGAGAAAATGCACTATGGACCATTGAGCCAAAAACAGAAGACCGCCATGCTCTGGTGGGCCAGGCCGGAGACTGAGGACTACGACGCCGTGATCTGCGATGGCGCCATCCGATCCGGAAAAACGCTGGCCCTGACGGTGGGATTTGTGCTGTGGAGTATGGCACGCTTTGAAAATCAGGTCTTTGCTATGTGCGGCAAGACCATCGAAAGTTTAAGGCGGAATGTGGTGTCCTTGCTGCCCAAATGGTTGGCTGGGGAATTTCAAATCACGGACCACCGGCAGGAAAACCGCATCACCATCACCCGGGGCGATGTTACCAACAGCTACTATCTCTTTGGCGGACGGGACGAGAGCAGTTACATGAGCATCCAAGGCATCACCCTGGCTGGGACACTGCTGGACGAGGTGGTGCTGATGCCCAGAAGCTTTGTGGAACAGACCATGGCCCGGTGTTCCGTGCCGGGGAGCCGGCTGTTTTTTAGCTGCAATCCGGAGACACCGGGCCACTGGTTCTACCGGGAGTGGATACAGCAGGCTGAATGCCGCAACGCTTTGTACCTCCACTTTACCCTGGATGACAATATGGCCCTGGACCCAGAGGTAAAGGCACGCTATGGCAGAATGTACACTGGGGCCTTTTATCGCAGGTATGTGCTGGGCCAGTGGTGCAGCCTGCAAGGGCTGGTGTATCCCCTGGAGCCGGAGAGCGTTACCGCAGAGACACTGCCCAAGGAACCGGTGAGCTACTACATCAGTGTGGACTACGGCACCCGGAATCCCTGTTCCATGGGACTATGGGCTGTGGAGACAAGGACCGGGTATGCGTTGCGGCTCCGAGAATATTACTACGACAGCCGCAGCCAGGGCGGGCAAAAAACCGACGAGGAATACTATGAGGCATTATGTCAGCTGGCTGGGGATACACCGGTTTCCCAGGTGGTGGTGGACCCGTCGGCGCTGAGCTTCCTCACGGTGATTCGGCGACATGGACGGTTTTCTGTGAAGAAGGCCAACAACGATGTGATTTCCGGCATCCGCACTGTGGGAGAATATCTCAAAAGCGGCAGGGTGAAAATTCATCCCTGCTGCAAGGACACCCTGCTGGAGATGCAGCGATATCGTTGGGCCAACGAGGAAGGCCAGGACAAGCCGGTCAAGGAACAGGACCACGCCATGGACGATATGCGGTATTTCGTCATGACCATTCTGCGGCGGCTGTGACAAAAGGAGGAACAATATGGAAGAAATCGTGATCGGTCGGGACAGTGCCGTGACCCCGGCCATGGAGAAGGCCATGGAGCGATGGCAGCTGGCCTTTTACGGCAGGCAGAACCCCAAGGGCGGGCACCCCTCCGGGTTGGCGGCAACCATCACCGGATATCTTGCCACCCTGGTGACGGCAGAGTTGAGCATTGCTGTCCAGGGCGGTCAGCGGGGCGCTTATCTCCAAAAGCAGATGGAACAGGCAAAGCCGATGCTTCAGCGAGCAGTGCAGGTGGCGGCGGCCCAGGGACAGTGTGTTCTGCGGCCCAGAGTGACCGACGGCGGAATCCTGGTGGAGATCATTCCCGGAAGCCGGTTCTATCCCCAGCGGTTCGACGCCGCAGGGCGGACTGTGGCGGGATATTTCACGGACTACCGGAGATGCGGAAAACACCAACTGGTACGGCTGGAGAAATTTGACTACCGACAGGGGACGCTGGTACTGACCAACCGGGCCTATGAGGTGAAAAACGGCAGTTTATGGGAAATTCCGCTGGACAGCATTCCAGAATGGGCAGACCTGGAAAAAGAAATCACCGTGGAACAGGCGGCGGGACCGCTATTTGGGGTGCTGCGGATGCCATTTGCGGGGACCGTGGACCCGGCATCTGATCTGCCGGTGAGTTTATATGCAGGTGCGGAGACTAGCATTTGGGAATTTGACCGGCTCTATGGGGAGCTGCTTTATGAGCTGCACTCCGGCAAGCGGAAGCGGATTTTGGAACGGCAGGCGCTGCCGGGGCTTTCTGGAAAGCCGGTACCCGGTGCGCCTGGGTATCAGGACCTGGCTACGGACACCTATCTGGTGCTGGACCCCATGGAACAGCAAAAGCCCTTTGATGACTACTCCCCGGTGATGCGCACGGAGGAATACCTCTCAGCGCTGAAAGCCCTGCTGCATCTCATTGAGAATCAGTGCCATCTGTCCCCCGGAAGTCTGGCCCTGGAGACAGGCAGTGATGGGCCGGTGACTGCTACGGAGGTGGTGAGCCGGGACCGGACCACCTATCACACCTGCGCCGCCATCCAGGAGCAGGGCCTGCGCCCGGCACTGGAGGGATTGATCCAGGCCATGGACTGCCTGTGCGACCTGTATGACCTATGCCCCGGCGGAGCATATCAGGCCGATATTGCGTTTGGGGACGGCGTGTTTGAGGACACGGACCGGGAATTTGACCGGCAGATGCAGATGGTCAGCCAGGGCATCCTGAAGCCGGAAAAGCTCCTGAGCTGGTACTTCCATGTGGATGAGGACCAGGCAAGACAGAATTTTTTGAAGGACTAGGAGGACAACATGGATACGGAAATTTTGGAGGAAGAGAGCCTGGAACAGCAGCTGGAAATGGCCCAGAGCCGTATCGACTGCCTGGAACGGGAAAATCAGGCGGCGGCCCTGGCGAGACAGCAGGAGGCAAAGGAACAACGCATTGCCGCAGCGGTGGCGGGAAGCTGCTGCCGGGACCCGGAACTGCTGACCCTGCTTTTGCATCAGCAGGAGGACGAGGACCTGAGCGGGACCGTGAAGCGGCTGCGCCGGGAGAAGCCCTATCTGTTCACAGACAACGGCGGAAGGCCACGATTTGCTGAAAAAGTCCAGGGAAAGGAACTGGATATGGAGGAGGAGATCGTGGCACAGCGGTATAAGAATAATCCATGGTATAGAAGGAAATAGGGCGGAGGCCCACATCCGTCACCTGCGGGGACACCGTTTCCCGGAGGAGCGGTTATAGAGAACCCAATGAAATTGTGGATATGCGCCTTTGGTGGGCGCTTTTCCAATATGTACGTTTATCCACCCATGAGAAAGGAGAAAAATTTATGTCCATTACTTACAATTCTTTGCACGTTGACGAGCGGTACAGCGACAAGCTGGAGGCAAACCTTTACTATGCGGCGGTGCTGGTGCCTGGAGTCACCTGCGATGACACCCAGTCCAGCGGTCCCGCCGGCGGCATCTATGTCCACAAAATCTCCTCGGAGACGGTCACGCCCGGCAAGCCGGGAAGAGATTTCCAGGATGAGGAGCTGGAGGACGACCTGCTGCTCATTCGCCTGAACAACAACTATCAGCGGTCCCGGAAAATCTATGGCGTCCAGGCGGCATCTGTCAGCGCAGACCTGCGGGATGAAAGCCTGGCGGCGGCGCAGCACGAGGTGCAGTCCGGCTGGCAGGCCAGCGGCATTGCCTGCCTGGTGAATGAAGCCCAGGCATCTGCCGACACCACCATGCCCACCGTGGAGACGGCCAAGAACCAGGTCATTGACGTGCGCACGGAGATCGTCCAGGAGGGCGGCACCGCAGATGTGGTGCTGTGTGCGCCCAGCTTCTATGCCCTCATCCTCAAGGCTGCCGGCAGCGAGTTCCTGCCTGTGACCAACGAGGCCATGGCCGCCACCGGCAATGTTGGCACCTATCTGGGCATGACCTGGGTGGAGGCTGGTGCCATGGCCCAGGGCAGCGGCAAATACTATGACTACAGCGATGAAATGAAGACCGTGGACTTTACCAAGGTGGATTTCGTGGTGTACAACCATGCGGCCCTGTCTGCGGTGACAAACTTTGAGACGGCCAGACTGGTGGACAGCGAGGGCTTCGTGGGGTCCCGTGCCCAGGTGGAGATGAATGCAGGCTTCCGAGTCCGGGAACCCAAGCTGTGCCGGGTCCACAAGCACGCATAAGGTGACGCCATGACCGAAACAAAGCTGATGGAGGACTACCTCGCCAGCGGCGGCAGTCTGTCCGGGGAAACCCTGGACAGCTGCGCCAGGGAGGTGTGGGCCATGATGCTCTCGGAGAGCCGGGGACGCATTGCCACAGTCCCGGAGGAAAACGCAGAAGGAAGCCTGGTGCGACAGGCGTTTTTCAGCTTGGTGGAGCTGGCGGCGGAGACTGCACAGGGCGAGGTGCAGACTGAGACATTGGGGCAGTGGTCCAGAACCTATCGGGATAGTGGCAGACAGAGAGAGGCAAAGCTTCGGATGCTGCTGCGGCAGTATCTGGGAGAAACTGGCCTGCTGTATCGAGGGTGGGACCAATGACCGGGACCATTTACCACCGCCGGGACCAGGGCTGGGAACGGCAGGTGAGAGAGGACCTATGGGCCGGATGGAGCCAGGGGGTCAGCCACACCAGCGGCATGGGCCGCAGTGACCAGGGGCAGAGCACCATCCTGATCCCATGGGACCAGGAAACGGAGATCAGTCCCGGTGACGGCATCCTGGCGGGAGAGGGACCGAAGGTCCAGGAGGGACCGCTGAAGGCGCAACTGCCGGAGGTGCAGATCATCCAGACTGTGGTGTGCCACCAGGTGGGAAGTGCTCTGGACCACTGGGAGGTGACAGCCCGATGACGGTGAAGGTGCAGATCCCGGCAGAGAAGATCCTGGTTTCCCACGGACTGGGCAACTCTGGGAAGGCACGGAAGTATCTGGCCCTGGCGGTGCGGCAGCGGTGCGACAAGTATGTTCCCATGGATACCGGACGACTGAAAAACACTGCCAGGGTGTCCTACGATGGGACACGCATCACCTATCCCCAGGACTATGCCGCCAAACAGTTTTATGGGAATTATCGCCACCGAGATCCGAACCGTGGGTCCCGGTGGCACAGCCGGATGCTGAAACAGGAGAAGGACGCTCTGATCCGGCAGATGGCGGCTTACTGGAAGGGGGGAAGGTCATGAACGTGATGGAAGCGGCAGAAAAATACCTGCGGGAATTTCCGGGACTGGAACAGCTGACCTTGGAGGAACTGGGCCAGGATGCGGGCAGTGCGTGCCTTTGGCCCGTTGCCGGGGACCCGGTGATGAAGCATTATTTAGACGGCGCATCCAAACGGCAGCAGACCGCCTATCTCTGGGTTCGACGGGGATACGGCGGAGAAACGACAGAGTCTCTGAATGACCTGGCAGAATGGCTGGAAAATCAGAGGCGCCAGGGAAAGCTGCCGGAGCTGGACGGAGGAAAACGCTGCTGGTGCATCCAGACCCTGGACAGTCCCAGCGTGGAGATGGTTCAGGAGGACGGCCTGCTGGTGGACCAGGTGACGCTGCAAATTATCTATTTTCAGGAGGGTTAAGCGATGTTATTGAAGGAATATATGGAAAAGGTGGCTGCTGCGGAGGCCACGGGAGAATACGCTGGTCGAGATATGGTGCTGGCGGTGGATTGCACAGACAGCGGCAACGCCAATGGGCCGGAAAGCTATGCCTTTGTGGGGGTCCACATTGAGGACCTGGGTGCGGCCCTGAACCAGAAAAGTGAGGACCACAGCTATGTCCTGGAGGGGGACGCCACCATTAAGACCACCACCCAGCGGACCTTCTCCATCACCGGCACCCGGTATATCTCCGACGGGTTCCAGGATTTTTGCTGTAAGCCGGAAATCAAGTTCGGAAACGGCAGCGCTGTTCAGCGGAATTATGTGTACTTCCACAGCGGCACCAAGTCCGGAGAGCAGGGCATTCTGACCATTTTGGTGGAGAATGACGGCGGCGCAGGTGCTTCTGACCCGGCGGAGTTCCAGGTGGAGATGAAATCCTGCGGAACGCCCAAGGCCTACACCTACACTGCGTAAGGAGGTACCATGGATACTGCGTTTACGTTTATTGACCGGACGGTAGACTTGACGTTCTATGACCAGGAGCCGGTGACGGTGAGAATGTATCTGGGAGATGCCCTGGAAGAAAAATTGCAGCAGGCAGTGGGACACTATGACCAGGACCACACCCTGGAGGAAGACATGGAGAATCTCAAAATGTTGGTGGGGCAGGAAGAAGGCGCACAGCTCCTGGAACGGGCAGAGCCGTTGGACCGCATGGCGGTGCTGGAGCTGCTCAGCTTCGTGGTGCGCCGGTGCCGGGAGGAACAAGGAAAAAAACTCATGGCTCTGGCGGCTGGCTGACCGGTCCGGAGCCTTTTTCCCTGTGGCGGATGCCCAACGGGTTGGTGATCCAAGGCGAGATATATCCCATTCGCACGGATTTTCGCACGGCGGTGGCCTATGAGATGGCGGCGATGGAGGGAACACTCACCGAGGAGAAATTCTGGGCGCTTTGGTTCCCGGAAAAGCGCCCCTGGAACCTGGACGCAGCGGCAGAAGCGGTGGGAAACTTTTACAACCTGGGAAGAGAAGGGAGCCGGGAACCGGGGCCAATTCCCTACAGCTTCCGTCAGGATGACCAGGCCATTCTCTGCGCCTTCCGCCGGGAATACGGGCTGGACCTGGGAACGGCGGAAATGCACTGGTGGCAGTTTCGGGCGCTGCTGGAGGGACTGTTT